GTCGAAATTTCTTCCATGATACGGCTACGCTCTTTCTGCTGGGTCTTTCTAATTTGGAGCGCGCGTTCGGCCCCTTTAGAATCCGTCGAGCGTGACATAACCTGGTCAACGACCTCGTCAAACTGTTTAAGAAGTGTACGATTGGCATTGATTGTTTCATTTAGGGACTTAATCCTTTCATCATAAACTGCTACTTGTGCAGCAACATCACTCACAGAAGCTGATTGTTCAATATGAGCTTTTGACAAATATCCAAACGTACCCATTGACGTAATCATCATTAGAACAGCAACAGCAACAACGAGATAGTATCTAATGAAAGCAGGAGCGTGGTTCCAGTTACGAAATGTCCATGAAGCAGCAACAACCTTAGCAGCCTCTAGCATTGATCCCATAATAATAACAGGCCAATAAGAGGCTGCAAATATTGCAGTCAGTCCAAGTATAGAAAAGTAGGCAGCTACTGACGAGAGGCCTACAGCAACCAATAAGGCAATGTAGTTAATCATTTTCTACTAGTTTGTTTACTTTGTCGATGAAGGATTTCATCTTCTTAGATCGATCTGGCCAGAGTATGTACTCTTTATCACTGTCTTTAGCTAGGTTGAGTAGCAAGGGCATAATCAACTTATAAAGAGCCTCTAGTTTATCTTTATATTCTTTGGAAGTCAACGATAATTCTTGTTCCTTCTGCTCAACTTGTTGTTGAAGCTGACGTTCCATAGATTTAAGTTCGTCTTCACTAACTGCAGAAAAGCCAAAGTCGTGATCATCAAGATCAATTTGTATTTTACTCATTGTAGTTCCTATTGGAAAAAGTCTTCGAGAGTTGCTCTGGTACTGTACTCAGTCTTCCATCCAATGGCATCAAGGATAGAACGAATTGGTTCAAGGAATGCTTTATCAAACTGCATATCATAATCTATGTACTGTTCAATACGAAGTTCTTTAGGTGGTGCTCCAGGACAGGATATAACGGTGTCTCTGGTTGGATTGGGTCTTTGTAGATAGGAAAACTTAATCTTATCACCGTCAATGATGAGTGGATATTTATTCTGTATCTTCTGTTCAGCAAGCATCTGATTGTATATTAAGGATCCTTTAACGTGAATAGGAGTGCCCTTTCTATAGATGCTAGACTTATCTGTATACTTCTTAAGATCTCGTACACCTCGAGGGAATGCAATCTCCTCAAATGATAATGTTCTAAACTCCGTCTAAAGTTCGTGATAAACTCAATGATATCTTTCTCAGTCTTGTTCATGATAACACTAAGAGCTATCTTAATATTCTTTCGACAAGCTGCTGGTGTAGATGAACGTACGGCTTCAATACCACTCAACTTCAACTTAGGTTCTGCATACTGCACACCTTCATTGTTATACACATTGAGAATGTAATGCTTCTTGCCAGTCCAAATACCCTTGTTAGCAATTGCTTCACGCTTCATGACCATCTTCTGATCCATGACCTTCATGTAAATGGCAAGGTTATCAAACGTCTTATCAATAAACGGTTGGATCTTCTTTTCACATACATCATCTAAGAACTTAACAATCTTTTCGTTATCAGACTGATCGTCACCAAAGGCACTATCTACCAATCGTTCAAGTCGAATGTACATTGAGTCGGTGTCACAAGCAATTACATAATCTTCATCTTCTGTCTTAAACAGCTTGTTTAAATAAGCATTAATATACTTCTCCATCCAACGAATAGAGAGCTGACCAGACATAGTGATTGCTTCTGCAAGATTACGCTGATACCATCTAAAGTAGGTATTACCCAAAGCACCATAAGCAGAGTTCAGCTGAATCTTCTTTGCCATCTGCATATTATTGCATCGTGCAATCTCATTCTCTAAGGCTCGTGTTGGAGTCTTCTCATACTGCTTCTTTGCTTCGATCATTCTCTTCTTCCAAGCAGAACGATCATTGTACATATTATCCATCAACGTGGGTAAGAATCCTTTGAAGTCTTTATCAAACAAAGCTCCATTAGCACCCATTGTCATATTCTGAGACTCTAGCTTTTCAGATAGTTGTTTATCCATCTGATTATCAACAAGTGCTTCGATTGTGATATCCGGCTCTATACCGCGAAAGGTTTCAGGACTAATGTTGTACTGCATGATAAGGTGTGGGTATAGAGAGTTCAAGTCAAATGAACAAACCCACTTATGCAGTCCAACCTGTGGATCTTTGACATATGCTCCAACAATATTACCCATTCGATGATCATCAGCAATACGCTGTTCAATAGACTCAGTCTTAAAATGAGGAACTACTATCTTCTTATCCATCAGATAGTTTGCAATAATGACATCCCAAATACGAACAGTAGTATACGTATCAATGAAGTTCACCTTAGCATCATAAGCAATAGCAAACACCTGCTCAATAAACTTTAGTTTCTCTTCTAGCTTGTCAACTAGCACAACGTCATGGATGTTATAATCTACAAACTTCTCAAAGTTATGAACATAAAAATCATGCATCGATTCGTATTCTGAATAATCTAGCTTTCTTTCACCTAGCTCATACTCAGCAATATGATCTAGCTTATATGACTCTTGTGGCGTGTATGAAAACTTCTTATACAGTGCAAGGTAGTCAAGAGTGGCAATACCAATAAGGTCGTATACAACCGGAGAATTGGACTCTTTAGAAATGGGTCTAGGGTTAACAATGCTCCACGGAGATAGCTTCTTAGCTTCTTTGACTCCTAGTACGTTTGATATTCTAGTGTATAGGTATGGAATATCAAAATTCTCAATATTCCATCCAGTAACTACATCTGGTTTCCATTGCTCAGAGTTCCAAATCCTCAAGAACGTAGTTAGTAAATCAACTTCATTCTTACACTGGTGATATTTGACATCAGCAGACTTCGGTGTATATGGTCTTGTACCAAGTACAATGCACTTACCACGCTTTCTCATTGAAAGAGTAATAATCTCTTTGTCTGCATTGGCAATGTTAGGAAAACCATTCTGAGTTGATGTCTCAATGTCTATTGATACCACATTGATTAGGTCAACATCATAATCCATATTACCTTTGAAGTTCTCATAGATGCACTGATAGGTAAATGATGTTGTTCCATAAACAGAGAAGTTACCAACCTCATCATATCGTCTAATGAAGTCCCTTGCCTCTTTGGAATCAGTGAAGTGCACAGGTTTCACATACTTGCCATCTAAGGTTCTAAAGTCAGAAAGTATCGGAGATGGCAAGAACAGGAATGGAGAGTATGCCTGTTCGTACTCAAAACGAACACCATTATCATATCCTCTTAGGAACGCAGTACTTCCATTAACATGGACATTAGTATAGAAACGCATGACACCTCACTTTAAACCATCATTATACAGCGATGTAATTATTTTATCAACGATCCTGCTGATGCTATTTGAATACCAGTTCCAAACATTTTATTGTAGTTGTTACGAAGGTCTACTGAAGGGGCAAACGATGTGATAATATGTTCGTTCTTGAAGGAGAATAAACTTTCTTCTGCATAGGGTGCAAAGGGGTATAGAGACATTCCGACCCCTGTTTGGGTAGGTACTAACTGGACAACTGCACAGTTAGTGAGTGTTACATATGTTGGAAAGATTTCAATTTCACCAACAACCTCTTCCCCGGTGATTAATTTAACTATAGCTACTGTCATAAGGTATCCTTAAAGAAGGGGGACATTGCGTCCCCCCATGTTAATAACGAAGATGTGTATGCTTTCTTTCAATCTGTCTCATTCTGTATTCAAGATCAGAATGATCTGTAGATTGATTGAGGTATTTAAGTTCTGTTTTGGAAAATTGTGCTGAACTAGGTTCATTAAACAGAAGATCTCTTGTTACCTTGAGAATATTCTGAATGGCTTCGCTCATTTTTCCTCCGTCAAGAACTCTTTATTCCCTGTTGAAGGCTTTTCATTGATTTCAATTTTCTTTGGCTTCTTGTGCTCTGGGATAATACGCTCGAGAAAAATCTTCAACATTCCATTCAACATCTCAGCATTTTGAATCTCAACTTGGTCGTCAAGAACAAATGTGCGAGTGAATGCACGGTTAGCAATACCCTTCCACAAGAACATATCATTATCAGAATCTTCTGTTGCTTTACCAGTAACAATTAATTTGTTATCAGCAAACTCAAGTTCAATATCTTGTTTGGCAAAGCCAGCAACAGCAAGCTCAATAGAGTACTTGGTGTCTGATACTTTTTTGATATTGTATGGGGGGTAGTTAGGAATGTTTTTTGTTACTTCATCATGCAGCTTTGCCATTTTGTTGAATTGCTCATCAAAACCAACAAAGAATTTGTCAATGTCTTTTGTTCCGTATTTAAAGCCAGGGCCGAAAGCAAAAGTGTTAGCGAGTGCGTCTACTAGATTAGTCATTTAAGACCTCCTATTAAGCAAGGTTAATATAAGAATGCGTCCCCGAAGGCAACGCATCCTTATTTATACCTTATCTCCTATAGAA